TCGGCGGCGGTGGCGGAGGTGGGGGCGGCGGTTCTTCCACTAACGCTGAAATGTCAGCACAAAATACTACAGGTTGGATTAGTAAAAGTATATCAGCCGGTGATTCAATCAGTGTAAAGATTTTATGGTCATCTATTGAAAATGATTTACCTACAGGCAACGGTGTTGTAACGATTAAAGTTAATAACTTAACAAGAGCAACATTTGAAGTTCCGCAAGGTGAGTTGACACTAAATCTTACTGAATATTTATCTGCGGGGACTAACAATGTAAAGATAAGTGTAGCAGATATTTACGACCAGATAAGAACATTAGGCTTCAATATATCTGTATTAGACTTACGTATTACTTCAACATTTGACCCGTCAACAGTATTTGAAGGTGCTATATCTGTACCTGTTACTCCTTACGGCGATGTTGAAAAAATATTGTATTGGGAACTTGACGGCACAGTTATTCACACTCAGAATACAAGCGCATCCGGCAGACAGATTACATATACTATTCCGGCACAAAGTCATGGAGCACATAAATTAAGATTATATTTTGAAGCAACCGTTAATAATCAAACTGTACGTTCCAATGTTTTATATTATGAGTTTATATCTCTTGAAACATTAAATAACACACCGATTATTATTAGTCCGTTTAATACAACTGAAGTTAGTCAGTTTACTATCGTTAATATACCGGCCACTGTCTATGACCCGCCAAACGCTACAACTACTGTTACAACATTTATAAATGATGTGCAGGCAGATAGATTCTCCGGTGTTGACAGAACAGAACATGTATATACTGTTAAAGCAAATGAAGTCGGTACATTAAAATTTGAAATTGCTTGCGGAAAAGTTAAAAAGACGTTCACATTAAATGTAGTAGAATCTGAAATTCACGTAGAACCGGAAACTGATAATCTTGTATTATACTTATCTTCTTATGATAAGAGTAATGATAGAGAAGATAGAAATGAGTGGAAATACGAAGATATTACAACTACATTTACAGGTAATAACTATGTAACAGACGGTTGGATAGCTGATAATGAAGGTTTTGTAGCACGAAGATTTTCCGGTGATGCGAGAGGAACAATAAACCTTGAATTGTTCAAAAACGATTTTCGTAGAACAGGTAAAACTATTACTATTGAGTTTGCCGCAAGAGATGTATTAAATTATGATACACCTATTATTTCTTGTATGAGCGGAGGTATAGGATTATCTATTACTCCTCAACGGGCTACATTGATGTCAGAACAATCTTCGTTAAGTACCCAGTATAAAGAAGATGAACATATAAGACTTGATTGGGTTATTGAGAAACGAAACGAACACAGAATAGGTCAAATGTATATTAATGGAATTTGTTGCGGAGCTATTCAGTATCCGGACGATGATGCGTTTTCACAAGCATCTCCCGTAAATATAAGTTTAGGTTCAAGTGATTGTGTACTGGATTTGTATTGTGTAAGAGTTTACGATAATAACTTATCCAGAATACAGGTTCTTAATAACTGGATTGCAGATACACCGGACGGCAATACAATGTTGAGAAGATATCAACACAATGATATTTATGATGCATACGGTAATATTGTTATTTCTAAGCTCCCGAAAGACTTACCGTATTTAATTCTCGAAGGGCCGGAATTACCGCAGTCTAAAGGGGATAAAAAAACTATGTCGGGTAGTTATACTGACCCAATGTATCCGTCAAGGTCATTTACATTTATAAATGCCCAAGTAGATGTACAGGGTACTTCTTCACAGTATTATCCGAGAAAAAATTATAAAGTTAAATTTAAAGGCGGATTCATTCTTCCAAACGGTTCCACAGTAAGCACTTATGCTATAAATAATGATGCTATTCCTACAAATACATTTACGTTTAAAAAGGACTTTGCATCAAGTGAAGGTTGTAATAACGTTGAATTAGTAAGAACGTATGACGTTGTTTGTCCATACAAGACTCCGGGTCAGAAGTCAAATCCGAAAGTTAGACAGGGTATTGACGGTTTCCCGATTGTTATTTTCTGGCGAGATACTACAACTGATACAGTAAAGTTTGTCGGCAAATATAATTTCAATAATGATAAGGGTACACCGGAAGTATTTGGATTTGTTGAAGATGATGAGTCTTGGGAAATCAAGAATAACACAGGTAATCGTGTTATTTGGAAAGATAATAATTATGCAGGTACAGCATGGCTCAATGACTTTGAAGCACGTTATCCGGATACTGACCCGCCGTATGAAAATCCTGCCCAGTTACAAGAATTTGCAACATGGGCTATGACAACTGATACAACAGCGGCAACAGGAAACACATTGTCGGAACCGGTAACTTATCGTGTAAAAACTACCGAAATTGTAGAACATATTGACCCGAATACAGGAGCAATTTCTTATGAAGAGGTAGAAGTAACAAAAGACGTTACATTTACTACAGACACAGCCGAATATAGACTTGCTAAGTTTAAAGACGAAGCAAGTAATTATATGGAAATGGATTCGGCGTTATTCTATTATTTATTCACTGAATTATTCTTAATGGTAGATAATAGAGCAAAGAACGCATTTCCGTCATTTATAGGGGAGGCAGTGGTTACGGAATGAGTATAAAGAAAAAAATTGTTTGGTTGCCATATGATATGGATACTGCAATCGGTATTAACAATGAAGGTGAGTTGGTGTTCAGCTATGAATTAGAGGACACCGACCACCTCGCCGGTGGTGCAGACGTATATAACGGACAAGATTCTGTAATATGGAATAATATTAGGATGGCATTTGCAGATGAATTACGTAATATGTATCAAAAATTACGTTCAGAAGGTAAATTATCCTATGAAACTGTAGAAAAAGCATTTGAAGAACATCAAGCTAAATGGCCAGAAGCATTATTTAATGAAGATTCACAATTCTGTTATATTGACCCACTTATTTATGATAATAAAAACTATCTTGAAATGTTACAAGGCAGTAAAGAAGAACAACGTAAATGGTGGTTATATAATCGTTTTAGATACATTGACAGTAAGTATAATGCAGGCGATGCGTTATCTGATTTAATTCAGTTACGTTCATATGCAAAATCCAATATTACTATTACACCATATGCAGATATTTATCCTACTGTTAAGTTCGGTTCTTATCTTGTATCAAAACGAGGTAAAAGAAACGTTGCCACATTACTTGAGTGTCCTGTCGATGCTTTGAATGATACCGAAACATATATCTATAGTGCGTCACAGCTTGCAAGTGTTGGAGATTTAAGTGGTTTAAAAGTTGGATTTGCAGACTTTTCAATGGCTGTTAAATTGCAATCTCTTAAATTAGGTGATAGTTCTTCAAACTATGAAAATCCAAATTTAAAAGTTCTTACACTCGGTAATAATATATTACTGCAAACACTTGATGTTAGAAATTGCTCGGCATTAGGTAGCGGCGATATGAAAGTTGTTGACATATCCGGATGTACAGGAATAAGAAAAGTGTGGTTTACAGGAACACAGATAACCGGTTTAACATTACCAATCGGCGGCGTATTAGATGAGTTAGCTTTACCTGCTACAATGACTAATATAACAGTTAGGAATCAGCCGAGACTTACATCTTTTACATTTACAGGAAACAGTTATTCTGCTGTAGGTACTTGTAGAATTGAGAACACAGATTATTTTTTAAAGAACCAATCTTGGTTTAATCAGATATTAAAATCACAAGAATCGGGCGGATTAAAACAGGGATGTAGATTAAGACTTGTAGGACTGGATATTAATTGGTTAGCCGATACAGATGCTATATCAGATTTTTATGCTTTATTTACCGGTGAAGGTAGATTTAGAGGACTTGATATAACAGGTGGTGAACAAGATACTCCATATCTTGATGGCACAATTCATATTAATTCTGCAAAAGGCTCAGAAATAGCAAGATTAAAACAAATATTTCCGTATGTAAATATCGAAGCCGAACACACAGAATCTTATATCTACTATTATAATGGTAGTACACTTGTTTATACTGAAAAGGTATTAGACGGTGGTAACGGAACATATGCAGGAACCCCGACAAAAGCATCGGATGCTCAGTATACTTATACATTTGCAGGGTGGTCAAAAGATGATGACAATACAGTTGATAGTGATGCTTTAAATAACATTGTTGCTGACAGAAACGTTTATGCTTGCTTCACAAGTACCTTACGTAAGTACAATGTTACATTTGTTAAAGCAAGTGCAGACGGCGGCGGCACATTACAGACTATTCAAAATGTTAACTACGGCACTGTAATCACAGCAGCAAATGCTTACACAGGTGCTACACCTACAACATCGCAAGGTAGCGCAGAGGATTATCCGTTTGAAGGATGGAGTCCTGCAAGTGCTACGGTGACTGGTAATACTACCTTCACGGCGATGTTTGGTAGTCCTGTTGAAGTGGTTGAGATTACGGATTCGTGGGATACGATTATTGCTAACATTGATAATGGGACTTATAAGACGATATATAAAGTCGGGAATTATAAAGCAATCAGTTTAGGCTCCAATTATCAAACAGCATACGCACAGATAGTTGGCTTTGATGCAGATACAGACCGCGCAGGAAATACTATACCAATTTCATTTACATTAAAAAATGTAATCAAAAAATCAGACGATACCAATTACCAGTTGTATTTTGATAAAAATGATAATGACTGGGAATCGTCTTACATCAGAACGCAACTGAATACCACACTTTTCGATTTGTTAACAATAAACAATACATTTGGGAACAGAATTACAGCCGCCCAGAAATACACATATAATTTGCCAAACGATATAGAAACAATGTCGATTGATTCGCTGTGGCTTTTAAGTATGCGAGAATTTTGGGGAGGATCCACATTTGCGGAGCATAGTGGTCCGACATATAAGTTACGAGAGAACTGGATAGAAAATAATTCATATGGCTGTTTTAGAACAACGGGTCCATATCAGGGTAGTTGTTATTTTAACAACGGAAACTCATTCAGTTATTCCAGCAAGAGAAATGATGAACTCGTTAATTTTGGCTTCTGCCTCGGCCTCGAACCCGAAACCATCACAGACGATTGGCCAACCATCCTTGCCAACGAGAACTATGCTACGGATTATAGCATCGGCGATACCAAATATCTCGACCTCGGTACAGAGGGCAAACAGCTTATGGAAATCGTGGCGTTTGATACGGATGACAGAGCGGACGGACAGGGTAAGGCTGGGATTACGTGGATAAGTAAAGGGTTGTTGTATACTCCTATGCCTATGAATGCCACTCAAAAAACTGTAGATGGTGAAACCCTTGCAACGGCGGGAGGTTGGTTACATTCAGACATGAGAGCGTATTTGAAGAATACAATCAAACCACTTATTCCTGAGACTGTTAGAAATGCTATTGTGTCTGTTACTAAAGTGCAATCCATTTATACAAATGGGGAAAGAGTTGCCAACGGTCAAACAACAACGGATGACGTTTGGATTCCATCCGCCTATGAAATATTTGATGTCACAACTTATGAAAGTACAGGCGCTACGTATACCGGCGTATTCAAAGATGCAGATTCACGAATTAAGAAACGTAAAGGTGTTAATGATATGTGGTGGCTGCGTTCTGTAAGCGGTAATCGCAGTTTTCGTGATGTTACTGGTGCCGGAATTAATAATTACCGTGAAGCTACTTCAACCGTATATATCGCCCTCGGTTTCTGCACCAATTAATCATAGTAACTCGTAAACCCCGCACCACAGAAGGAGGTATAACCTTGTACTCCCTTCAAATAAAAATTTACAATTAAACCCAACTATGTTATACTTATAACAAATAAAAACGAAAGAGGTATCTACTATGTCCTACATTCCCTATGCTATATCATTTCTATCTTTATTGCTTGCCGCTTATACGTTTTTAAGCAAGAATAATAAAGAAAATACATCTGAGTTAACAACTGTAATTGTTAAGTTGGAGAACATAGGCAACGGAATTTCTGACATTAAAAAAGAAATAGCAAGCATGAAAGATGACCAAAAAGAAGACCATGACAGACTTATAAAAGTCGAAACGTCTTTAGCATCTTTATGGAAACAGTTTAATAACGAGATTAAGAAGGAATGAAGATGTGCAAATCTATGATTTTACAGAACCGGAATTAGATAAGTTTAGGGAATTGTGTAACTTTTCTGATGATGAATTAGAGTATCTAAATATAAAAGCAAAGCGCAAAACAAACATACAAATAGCTATGCAAATGCACGTGAGTGAAGCACAAGTATCAAAGTTAGCAAAGCGTGTAAGAAATAAAATAATAAGAGTTCTTCCTTATTTATAAAGAATCATATAATTTTCGTAAAGAAGTCGTACAAGTGTACGGCTTCTTTTTTGTTTACAATAAAATAAAAAGACAGGAGGTACATAATATGCAAGACATTGGAGTAGCGTTAACAACTATTATGCAGGCTAAACAGTGTTCGCCTATTTGTGCCTTCTTTTTGTTATCAGAAAAGCAGAAAGAGGGTGACATAAATGGGATTCATAAATTACAACCCGAACCCGAAAAGAAAGTTAGTAGGAGATTGTGTAATAAGAGCAATTTCTAAAACGATGAATCGAGATTGGGAAGATACATATATAGACATTATGTTGCAGGGATTTTCTATGCACGATATGCCGTCCTCTAATAACGTATGGGGAACATATTTAGCACAACACGGATTTAAAAGATATGTCATTCCCGATACTTGTCCCGATTGTTATACAGTTAATCA